ACAAAACATCGTCATTTATAAAAATTCAAATAATCCGTTTTTGATAATTTGTGCAAATCACGGCTTGAATATTCATTGAACAAATCAACGAATAATCAATCATCAATTCAATTTCATGTTGTTTCGATGAATCATTTTTTCGTTGAAAATATGTTTTTGATGTTTTTGATCCAACCCATTTTTTTATTTTTTGGAATTAAAGGATTTCTTTTTTCAAGTATTATTATTCTTTTGATTTTTTTCAATATCTTTTATGTCACCGACATCAATGTCGGAAACATTTTCAACCGGTTCGTTGTTTTCCGGTTTTTTGTCTTTTTCACGTGGGAAAAATTTGAAATCTTTTTTCATGGTTATTCTGTAATAGGAACTAAAACACGGCAATTCAAATTGCTTGATAAATAAAGACACGGTCATTTTTCCATGTCAATTTCTCCAAATTCACCATTGGTTGCGTCAACCATTTGAACAACTCATCAAAGCGTCCAATCTTTATCAAATGCGTCAATCATTTGTTCAAAACAATTCAACAAAATGTCCATTGCTTCACCACGTGAAATTTGATTCATTTCTTGAACAATCACAATTTGAAACACAAAATTTCTGTAATTGTTCGCGGTGTCTTCATAAACGCTCGACATTTCGGACGGTTCAAACATCACAAACGGAAATCAAACCGCTTTTTGCGTGAAATAATTTGACGCTTGAACGAATGGTTGTCATTCACCCGTCAATGTTTCAAGTTTTGTTTGTATTGCATTTCTTACATCTTGAATTTTTATCATGATTTATTTGAAAACGTCATAAAAGAATTTGTCAATTTCCTTTGAAAATATTTCGTCAACTTGGTTTTCTCATTGTTCAACCGCACGATCCATGAATGGATTTGCTTTTGTTCACTTTCTTGCAATCGAAAACCATAATTTTCAAACCGGTATTCCGTGACGATCCGCCCGTCATTGCAATTTGTCAATCGGTGCATAATGCGGACGGGTTCACTCGTGAACATAAATTCAATATTGCGTCGGATTGAATAAACGTCACCGTGATTTTCTGAATTCCGTGTGAAAATCATTTCTCAAACGTCATTGATCCGTTGGTGTTTCTTGCATTGCGTATCTTTGCAATAATATCACGGATTTTTTGATTGAACGGTCAAGAATGTCTTGAACGGCTTTTGATCCGAAAACTTCTTGAATTTGTTTCAACTGTTTTTCCTTATATTCAATATCTATCATTGATTTTTTGGAAGAACTAAAACAACACGAACACGGTCAATCCTTATTCATCTAACACGTGCAAATGATTTCACTTCATAATCAACGCCGTCAATCGTCATGATGTCGGATTCTTTCACGTCAAGCGGTGCATTACATTCAAAATTTCGGACTTGTCAAAATCTATCAAGTCAAACATCTTGATTGTTTGATCCAACGGGTGACAAATATCATTTGACGGTTGCAATGATTTGTTCACCATAAATTGATTTTTTATTTCAATTTTCGTCGGTTGTGTATGTTCAAAGACGTTTTACGGTTGCGGTGAAATAATCAAGTTTGAATTTTGTCATGATTCCGATCGATTAAAAAGCAAAAACAATGTATTTGTCCAATAATGTTTGAACGTTTTTCGTGATTGTTGTTTTGTCAAATGTGATTGATGTTCAAGACACGCTTTCGCTTGAATATCATGTTGATTCTTGTGACGCTTGAATATTTCAAACAAGCAATGCAAGTGCAAGTTTCAAATCCGAAAGATTTCTTGGAATTGAATTGAAATCCGTGAACGAATATTTGAATTCGATCAAAATATTTCAATATCATCTCGGCAATGCGTTTTTGAAAACAAGTTGTCAATCGTTTTTCAACAAATATGAATTTGGTTCAAAATCTGTTCGTTCGGGTGTTCACCATTGATTTGCATTGTATTGAACTTTTTCAAGTTCGGAAATATATTTCGTCAAAAATAAAATTCTTTGTCACGCCCCGTCGAATTTCTTTTCAACGGCTCACAATTGCAACAAATCAATTCAAGTCATTTCGTATATTTCCGCAACGGCACTTTGAATGTAAATTCACAAAATCGTGTCTTGATCCGTTCAAGTTATTCATAAAACGGATTTGACATAATCAACCGCATTTTGCAAATTTTGTGCGTCCGTGATTTCGTTTTCGTTCGGCATGTTTCAAAATATATTTAATAAAAAACGTTTGCAATTATCTTTTATTGTTTTTTTGATAAATTGCAAACGTCCATTTTGATTTTTTTGTTATTTTATAAAGTTTCAAATAATCCGTTGTAATTTTCAAGAACTTTTTTTGAAATTTCATATTCACAACCTTTGTCAAATGATCCATTGTTGTATTTTGCAACAACTTTCACACGATCAATTGATGTGTTTTGAATTTTTTCTTTGAAATCATTTGATTGATTTTCTTTGTTTTCGTTGGTTGTGTTTTCGTTTCAATCTTTTTGTTCGTCGTTTTCCCCGTTTGTTTCGTCGGGTTGTGAATTTTCCGCGTTGTTTGTTTCGTCGGTTGGATTGTTGTTCAACTCGTTTTGATTTTCAACGTTTTCGTTGGTTTCATTTTCAACGTTTTCGTTGGTTGTGTTTTCGTTTACATCAACGTTTTGATTTTCTAAATCTTTTGAAACGTTTTGATTTTTTGCATTCTTTGACATGGTTTTAATTGTTTACAAGATAAAATCTGAAACAATATTCACAAAAGCGGAAATTGATTCCGCCTTTGTTATATTGTCACAAATTATGCACTTGCAACTCATGTCTTCAAAATTCCGAATGCTTTTGGAAAGATTATTGCACCGGCAATTCTTTCGCTTGCTTTTAATGATTGAATATCTTTTTCCCAATTTCAAGACATATATCAAGCACTTAATGATAATTGACGTCTATCACCGAACGCCCAATTTCTAAGATCTCCGAAAATGATGAATCCTTTTGAAGCACCACTTGTTGAATCTCATGGCATAGCGTCAACGATTTCAAGTGGGTATCAAAGAAGATAATTTTCAAGTTGTCAATCTCTAATGCTTCTTGTTGCATAGAAAATTGGTTGTCCTTGATTATCTTTTAATTTTTCAATGTATTTCACAATATCTTGTGACATGAACCAACGTGGTTGTCATTTCTTGAATTTCATTGGAACGCTTCTTATAACGTCAATCAAGTCGTCATATGAAATGTTTGCAAATTCTTCTCATGTTCACATTGTTGTCACATTCACATCTGTGTTTGCAAGAATTGATGTGAATTTTGAAGAAGCAACAAGAACGTTTTCGTCTTCAAATTCCGCAATCTTTTCTCCTATAAGTTCTGACATTAAAGACCAAATCTCTTGATCTGTCATGTTATCTTCGATCAATTCATTTGTTGCACTTACTAATGCAGTCACCTTATAAGCAACTAATTGACATTGTCAAACAGTTGGTTTGCTTCATGTATATGCACCGGCTTCATCTGTCCAATATGCAACAATTGAATTTGTAATTGTTGAAATATTCTTTGTGTCTGTTCACATTGGAATAATTCTTGCATATCTTCTAACGATTCCGGCGTCACCAGCAACGCGGAAAACTTCCCTTGCAAATTCAACAGGCACCATGTATCATCATTCGGCGTCTGTTCATTCGTTCAAATAAGTTGCTTTTACTTGTGCAACTTCACCGTCGTTGTGACATTTTGCAAGTGCTTTGAAGAATTTTCACATTGTCTTTTTTGCTTCATTGATGTTTTCTTTGTCTTCATCAACGCTCATTTTTACAGATTTATTCAAATCTGCAATTGCTTTTTCTAAATTTCCGACTTTCTCGTCCATTTTTGCGTCAACTGTTGCGTCAACAACTCAAGGAAGAACTTCTTTCAAAGTTGTTTCAAGTGTTTCTTGTAATTGTTTTGGATCCATTTGAATAATGAATAAAGAATAAAAAGGTTTTTTATAACTTGATTTTGTGCAGAACGTCTGACACAACTTTCGAAACATTTTGCAACGCTTCTTTCTGCAATTTCATCTTGTTTTCAATGTCTTTTTTATCGACATCGTCGTCCTTGTCATTGGACAATCAAGATTTTATTTCATCAAGTAATTCACGATTTGATTTTTGAATTGCTTTTGCAATCCAAATTGTTTCCGGTTGAACTTCAACCGGTTCACCGTCAACGACGGCGTTTTCACCTTTTATTTTCCAATTTTGATCAAAGAATTTTTCATTCACATCATCTCGGAAAATAAAATGTTTGGTGTATATTTCAACAATATACAAATATTTATTATTGAATTTTGCACGGATTTCATCTTTTAATTGGTCGTAAATATCTTTTTCAAGATTTACTTCCGTCATTTCCTTTATGCTTTTTTCTTCACCGTTGTCAAGTGAATTTTCATCACCACTATTTTCATTCTCGTTTTCTTCTTCGCATGTCGTGTTTTGTTCAACTTCTTCGTTCGGGTTTGATTGTGTTTCGTCACTTGTTTCGGGTGCGTCTTCGGTTTTGATTATCAATCATTTTTCAATCAATCCGTCAACGATTTCTTTTCACAAACTCAATGCGTTTGGATTACAAGGAACCGGAACAAATGAAACTTCAAGCAATTCCGCCTTTGTGATTATGTTTGAATGTTGCGGATCTCTTTCCTTTGGAATAAATCCAACTGAAACGGTTTTCAAGAATCCGCCGTCATATAATTTGCGGACATCTTGTGCAAGATCCGTTGTTGCAAATACTCATTCAACAACCAATTTGTCATTTTCAACGAAAACGTTTGTTGCTTTTCAAATTATGTTTTCGACTTTGTAAATATGATTTGCAACAATCACCGGATTTTTCATGAAGTTCAACAATTCTCGTCATGAAACTTTGATCACTTCACCGGCACGGTCAACCGTTTCATCACTTGCAACGACTTTGAATGTTCAATTTTCCCCGATTTCTTTGATATCTAATAATCAAATTTTTTCGGAAATTTCTTTTGCAAGTTTTTCAGTTAAAATTTCAAACATTGTTTTTGTCATTACAAAATAAAACTAATATGCACTTTGTGAATTGATAAGTTTCGCATTGATCATTGTTGCGTCACTCATTGAATATAAAGCTCTGAAAGTCAATCATTGACGAACTAATGCGTCGTTGTCTTGTGTTTTTGCAAATTCAGTCACGATTACGCTTGCAAGGTCAAATGTCAATGTTGGATTTTTTGTTCACAAATCTGTGTTTGTGTCAATGATTTCAATTCTCATTGCTTGTTTGATTCCGTTCATGAATATTGTCTTGTATGTTTCATCGTCTCGCAATAATTCAACGTCTCATTCAACCCCGAATTGTGCGTTGCAAAAATCGTCCGGTTCAATTGATCCAAGAACGTCAACGTCTTCAAGGTTTTTATTTATAGTCAATGAAAGATTTGTTGCTTTTATTGGATCGGCGGAATCTAATCATGCAAGATCGTTCGCAAAATAAACTTGAACGTTTTTTCCTAATAATGCAAAATCGTTTGAATATGTTGGTGTCAAACTTGCATTCACTCATTTTTTGGATCTAAAATCCACGTTTGCTTTTACAAAATCACCCGTTTCGGCTGTCAATTCAAATGAATTCACCATTGCAAGTGGAAATTGTTTGTCTTGCGTATCGTCCGCAAGTCCAATTGTCAATGATTGATGTTGATTTGTTTCGTCAACTTCAAATGCGTGTGTGAATTCACCATTTGATCATGATGTTGTGACTTTTCCGAAAACGTTCAACAAAATGTATCAAATAACGTTTGCATAAACATTGCATTCAAAAGATCATTCCGCAAATTGTTTTGAAACGTGTCCGTCAAATGAATCTTCAATCACTCCGATTGAACTTTCATCAATAACTTTTTCAGATTTTTCGTCAAAATCCAAAGACGCTTTCGGACATCGAATTGCGGGTGCAACGGCTGTTCATCTTGTCGTTTCCTTTCCGAATCCGACATTGATTTTTCTTCAAATGTATCTTGACATGGTATAATTAAAAGAAAATAAAAATTTTATATTTTCTTTTTATCGGAATTTTTTTTGTTTTCAATTGCTTTTTTGGATTTTGCGTCATTTTGTCGTTTTATCAAATCCGACATTTTCTTTTGCAATCTTTGAAACGTCCTTTCGTTATCAATGAAAAGTTTTTTCATGATTTGTTTTTTCGTGAAACGTTTTTGAAACAAAAAAATCAAATATGCTTTTTCACGGCTTTTCAATCAATCGAATATTTTTTGATCAATGAATGGTGGTGCAATTATTTTCATTTTTGTTTATTTAATAAAACATCGGTTCGTTGCGTTCAATCAATTCAAAATAAACACGCATTGAAATCACGTCCGCAAGATCCGGTGAACGTCACAAAATCTTTTTGATTTCTTCTTTTGGTATCACTTGCAACGGTCAATCTTTTTCAATCTTTCGTGCTTGCATAACGTCCAATTCTTCAAGAATCTTTGTTTTCATGTCTTCGTCAACATTCGGAATTGACAATGATCCGTCTTTGATTCGTTTTGCAAGCATGAAAAAACATTGTGAACGCAAATTCAAATAAGTTTTATTCAATCATTCTTTTTCTTGATCCGTTGCGTCTTTCGTTGGAATAGGTTTTGAACCACCTTGAAATATTTCACATCATAAACCGGACAATCACCGTCACAATCAAGATCCGTCATAAACCATGTTTTTCAATTTCACGTTGAATTCGATTTGTTTTTGTTGCATAATATGTTTGACGGTTTCGGGTGTTGATTTTTCTTCAATCACTCGATCAATCACTTTTCGTCAATCCCAAACGGAAACAACCGTTGTGTCTTTTCATGATCATGCAACGTCCGTGATGATGTATTTTTCACCCGTCTTTCAAACGTTCGT